ATATCATGGCAATAACATCAGAAAAAATTGAAGGTAAGTTGATTGAGGTACAGATTACTTCATCAAATCTTAAATCCGCAACTTTTAACACTGAAGATGAGAATCTTTTGGTGGAATTTAATAATGGCTCTATTTATGAGTATGAAAAGGTACCTTGGCCAATCTTTACTAAATTAAGAATGGCCGAATCACAAGGTAAATTTTTTAATTCAGATATTTCAAAAAAATACAAATACAAAAAGGTAAAATGAGTTTATTCGAAGAATTAATAGAGGATTTAGAAGGAGACAAAGAGATTATTAAATCTTTTGGTTCTAAAGATACGCTTCCTGATACTATTTTTTCTTTAGAAAACGGAACCTATAAACTAAAAGACGATGTTCGAAAAAAATTATTAGAGATTACCGATGAGTTCTTAAATTTTATTGGAATCGATTTTTTCGTATTCGATGTTGTTTTAACGGGTTCTTTGGCCAACTTCAATTGGTCAAAATATTCTGATGTTGACGTACACATTTTAGTTGATTATGATGAGTATGATTCGGGTAAAGTAAATTCAATTGTTTACCACAATATAATGGAAGAATTTTTTGATTTGAAAAAACAACTTTGGAATAACTCAACGGACATTACAATTAAAAACTATGAGGTTGAGTTATATGTTCAGGACGTGGATGTAAAACATCTTTCATCGGGGGTATATTCTATATTAAATAACGAATGGGTAATTGAACCTGAAAAAACTTCACCGAACATCGATGATAGGAAAATCCTTGAAAAAGGTGAAGAATACGCAAAACTGATTGACGATTTATCAAATGATTCTGAGATTGGTAATGTGAGTCAGTCACAGATAGATGACCTAAAATCAAAAATTAAAAAATTCAGACAGTGTGGTTTAGAGAAGGGTGGAGAGTACTCTTACGAGAACTTAACATTCAAATTACTAAGACGCAACGGGTACATTGAAAAATTAATGAATATCAAAACATCAGTTAGAAATAAGAAATTGTCCCTATCGTAATAAAAACCCTAAATTTTTTTCCTATATGCATGTATTTATAGGATACAAGAATAATATAATTATCAATAATTAAAAAAGAAATGGCAGACTTAAAACCATTAGGAAGTGAGAAACTTAACGGGGATGACAAATTAAAAAGAATCCTTGAGTTAACGTACTACGGTGACAAAAAAAACACCCCTAACACTTCATCGAACAATAAACATGAATACCTTTCTGAATCTATTAATGGATTTAAATTTGGAGTCGTTAAAGAGAAAGATGGTTATTATGTTAAAAAAGGTTTAAATGAAAATTCATTAGATTACATTGGTGGTCTATTCATGAAAAATAAAAATAGATTTAATTCATATGCTGAGGCATTAAAAAGACTACAACTTTTAAGTGGTGGTGAACTTAATGAAGCAACAAAATATGTTTTAAAACAAAGTGGTGCAGCACCTGAAGCACCTGCTGATGATATGGGAGGTATGCCACCGGCACCCGAAGCACCCGCCGACGATATGGGAGGTATGCCACCGGCGCCTGAAGCACCTGCTGATGATATGGGAGGTATGCCACCATCTGATGAATTACCAATGGACGATATGGGAATGGAACCATCTTCTGAAGAAGGTAAACCATCTGACTACATGACCGAAATTCAAAAATTTGCTGGTAAATTAGGTCAAGAGTTGAGAGACCAAAAACAAAAAATGGAAAGTGACGATATTAAATACGTTCTTAACATGATTATCTCGGCTGTTGATTTGGATAAACTTGAAGATGAAGACATCGAAGAAATTGGTAAAAAATTCGATAGAGATATTGAAGATGATGCTAATATGGACGATGAAATGCCTGACGTACCTGCAGACGATGAAACAACACCTGAAGAACCAGATTCTGATTTGGGTGAAACAATGGATAAGTTGGAAAGTTTCATTAATTCTCCAATTCAATCAGACGAGGAAATTGATTTATCGAAATATGCCGATTTAGGTGGAGATAGTGTTGATGAAACCAAAGAACTTGATTTGGATGAAATAAAAAGTGAAATTAACAAAAGTATTGCTGAGACTTTAGGTAAATACTTCAAGTGATATGCGACTGATTTACGTCAATGAAATAGGTTCAGATTATAAAGGTCAAAAACAGTACGAATTCATTTTTAGTGAGGGTACTGAAATTGACATGGACGAATGGTTTGACGTACCCGCATCCTCTACATCGACTTCAAAGTCACCAAACATAGAATACATCGACCAAGTTGGTCTATTAAAAGACACCGACATAGTTTTTGAATTGATACAAGATTCTGACTATTTCGGTGTTATTGATGCAGTGGACGGTATAATCGCAATGGCTTGGGAAAAATCAAATTTTGATTTAGATGAAGACAGGTTATATTTTCGTTTTGGTGAAACCATGGAAAATGTTGACAAAAAACTAAAATCAAGAGGATATACTTTAGATAAAAAACAATTAAAACAAAATATATCATGAATAGAAAATCAATAATAGAAAAACTTTTAAAGGAAGGATTTAACGGAAATACCCTTTCTCGTTTGGATGATAAAAGTATTTTTACTTTGGCTAAAACTGTTTTAAAAGAAACGGTTATGGTTAAGTCTGGAAGTCCTACCGCATCCGCTGATATTGCGAATGCAAAAAAACAAGGTAAAACTATTGAAACGTATGAGTCTAAAGTTTGTCCTGTTTGTGAAATGAAAGACTGTAAATGTGACGATAAAAAACATAAAGAAAATGTTTCAGAAGTTGAAGAATGGGTGTTAAATTTGGCAGAATCAAAATATTCTGAATTTACATCTAAAAAAGACATTATGAACATTATTAGTGAAAAAATGGAAACATTCCAACCAATGCCGGGTAAAGCAAAAAAAGGACACAATGGTGTACCTGAGTTTATGACTTACGATTCAATTGTTGCGGGAGGTACTGAAACAAAACCAGCACCATCTCCAAACCAACCTGACGTTAGTCCTGATGCACCTCCAAGAGAGAAACCATCAAAACCAAAAACTCCGTATCAACCGGGTCCTGGAACGAACCCTAAACCAAAAGCTTTGGCTGAAAAGAAAAAAAAGTAATTTAAAATGGAATTTAGTAAAAAAGATTTGTTATCTTTACTAAAAGAAGATATCACGGAAATGCCAATGGATTTTGACACTCAGGACAGACCTGACCAAGAGTTACAAGGAAAACTCGCACAAGGAGACACACCTTTAAAAAAGGTTCCTTTACCTCAAACAGGTGACGAAAACAAAAATTTCCAAGAATTATTGGCTTCTGAAAGGTATAGACAAGTCGTCGCAAAAGTAAGAGAATACACTGGTATTGAAACTCCTATGGTTGGTCAACAAGGTGTAATGCCGTTGGCTCAAATGATGATGTCAGCACATAATCAAATTATCCAAGCGGAAAGTGCTCACAAAGAAGAGTTACAACAATTGGCGGTTGAATTGGTTATGAAAGAAATGTCGATTCCTGAAGGGGCAATCAATTATGACGCTAAAATTGTTGGTATGGGTGAAATCAATACTGACGACTTCAATAGAGAAATGGGACAACAGGAAGAAAATATTGAACCTGTTGATGTTGAAGAAGATTTGGCTGATGATTTAGGAACCCTTAATTTAGAAAAGGCAAAAAGAAGATTAATTAACAGTATGATACAAGGGGCATCTAAAAAAGGTCACTACATGTATCACTATGTTGCAGATAAAATTAGAGAGATTACCGGTTCGGAAACCCTAATTAACCAATACGGTATTTTAATGTCAGTTAATGATACTTTATATTGGCAGTTAAGTGATGATACAATGAAAGCCATGATGGGTGGCGGTGGAGGCGGTGGCTCTGTTGGTGGTAAGGAACGTGTTGATAGAAACACAAACCCCCCAACAATCTACGCCGAAGGTCTTAACTTCCCAATCTTGGTACACGAACTTATTAAAGGAACTCTTGAATTATTTGCAATTCAAGGTAGACCAACTGATGCCGAAGGAAATGAAGACCCAAGATATGCTGAGGTTGAACAATCTGAAGACACATTAGAAAAAGAAGTATGGGATTTAAGATTAGGACCAGCAATTTGGGAAAGAGTTAGAAGACAATTCCCTGATGAGATTCTTCTTGATGAAAACAAATTTGAATTACAAAACTATTTGTTAGTTGAGATTTTCAAATTACCAGCAAAAAACTTCTTAGTATTCATGAAAGAAGTCGTTTCTGGTTCTGAAAATGGAAAACGTTTAATGGATGAATTAATGCAAGGTGTTGACCAAATGTTTAAAGACCAAGATTATCAAAATGCAATGGATGCATTTAATAATGATTTAAATGACGTTTCCGATAATACTGACGACGATGACTTAGGAGACTTCTTAGATGGTCTTGGAATAAGACTATCAGACGACGATGATGACGAATAAAATCGTCATAACATTTTAAGAAAGGGGGTTTTTACCCCCTTTTTTTATATTTATATATATGAGTAATCAAAAAATTGAACAGTTAAAAGAGTATGCTCGTATTATGAAAGACACTCCATATGCGTTGAAAACGTATTTGCAGACTTACGATAATACGCAAAAAAAATACGTCCCATTAGAGTTGTTTCCTGACCAAATACAATTGTTAAGGGACTATGAGTTATACAACGAAAATATCACAAGAAAATATAGACAGGCCGGTGTTACCACAGTAACCGCCGCTTGGATATCGAGAAAATTACAGTTAGCAAAACCCGAAAACCCTGAAAGAGTTCTTGTTATTGCCAACAAAAAGGATACCGCAGTGGAGATGGCTAATAAAATTAGACATTTTATAGAACAGTGGCCTGATTGGATTAATGTTGGGTTTTCACCTGATAAAAACTCTGAAAGTAGATTTAGATTAAATAATGGTTCGGAAGTTAAAGCGGTAGCAACATCTGCGGATGCACTTCGTGGTTTTACCCCTACAATTCTTGTATTTGACGAGGCGGCGTATATCGAAGCAGGAGATGACTTTTGGGCGGCATCTATGGCGTCCCTATCAACGGGTGGTAAGATTATCCTTATCTCAACACCGAATGGTTTTGACCCAATTTATTACGGTGTTTATGACCAAGCAATTAGAGGGGTTAATGATTTCCATATTACCGATTTAAGATGGTTTAAAGACCCTCGTTATACCAAAGATTTAAGATGGGTTAAATGTAGTGACATTGTACACTACATGTTAAACAGGGAACAATACAACGATAATGAGGTTGTGATGTACGATTTTGACATCTTAAACTACAAACAGTATGAAGAAGATGGATATAAACCTTTATCGTCTTGGTTTGAGTCTATGTCTAAAAAATTCAAATTTGATAGACGTAAAATTGCCCAAGAGTTAGAATGTGACTTCTTAGGTTCGGGTGATGGTGTAATTCCATCTGAAGTCCAAGACAATATCGTTAAGAATATGTTGAGGGACCCTAAAGAAAAGTACATGCAAGGTACCTTTTGGCAATGGAAAGAACCAGTTCAAGGTCATAGATATATCATGGGTGTCGATGTTAGTAGAGGTGATAGTGAAGACTTTTCATCAATTAATATTATTGATTTTGATGAGAGAGAACAAGTTGCGGAATATATTGGTAAAATACCTCCTGATGATTTAGCGTCTATTGCATACAAATGGGGTATACTTTACGAAGCGTTTATTGTCATTGATATTACCGGTGGTATGGGTGTTGCAACATCAAGAAAATTACAAGAATACAACTACAAAAGTTTATACATCGATGGTGTAAACACTAAAAATATATGGGAATATAATTCAAAAGCAATGGAGAAAATTCCTGGGTTAAACTTCAATAATAAAAGAACCCAAATTGTTGCCGCATTTGAAGAACAACTAAGAAAAGGATTCCAAGTTAGGTCTGCAAGATTAATGAATGAATTGAATACATTTGTTTACATTAACGGAAGACCTGACCACATGAAAGGAACTCATGATGATGCTATTATGAGTATGTCAATGGCATTATATGCTGGTGATATTTGTTTTAGTCAATTAGAAAAAAACGAAAACGCAAATAAAGCAATGTTGGAGTCTTGGACCGTTACTGAAAGAACCTACGAACCTCAGAAATCATTTTATTCTTATGGTACCGCATTTGACCAAATTGGTTCAATGGGTATGGATGGAATGATGGGCGGACTGACCCAACAAACAAACGCAACAAAAGAACAATATAAAGAATATTCGTGGTTATTTAATAAAAGAAGATAATACTTTATTATCGGTTAAAAAATACTTATATTCTAAAGAAAACTATTTATATACATGGCAGCAGATAATAATACTGTATTTCAGAGATTAACACAAATGTTTGGTTTTCCGGGTAAAGCGAAACCGGAAGATACCCCATCATTTAATTTCAATAAAGACGAAATACTTAAAACAAGTAGTAGAGAAGAATATGAAAAGGCAGTATTGCAAGCACAGCAATCGCAATATATTGCCGATAAATGGACAAAACTTGACCAATCATTATACAACCAATCTGTTTATTATGAACCAAACAGAATGTCCGCATATTATGATTACGAATCAATGGAGTTTACTCCTGAAATATCGGCTTCGTTAGACATTTACGCTGAAGAATCTACAACACTATCAGAAAAAGGTGAAATTTTAACTATTTTTTCTGAATCAACAAGAGTTAAGACAATACTTGAAGATTTGTTCATGAACAAACTTGATTTGAACACTAATTTACAGATGTGGACAAGAGGTATGTGTAAGTACGGTGACAACTTTATTTATTTAAAAATCGACCCTGAAAAAGGTGTTGTTGGATGTCAGCAATTACCAAATATTGAGATTGAAAGATTAGAAGGTAAAGAATCGAAAACCCCTAATCAACAAAATGCAATGAAAATGCCGTCCAGAGAATTAAGATTCACATGGAAAAACAAAGATTTGGAATTCCAAGCTTGGGAAATTGCACACTTTAGATTATTGGGTGATGATAGAAAATTACCATATGGTACTTCTATGTTGGATAAGATTAGAAGAATTTGGAAACAATTACTTCTTGCTGAAGACGCTATGTTGATTTATAGAACAACAAGAGCACCCGAAAGACGTGTGTTTAAAGTGTTTGTTGGTAACATGGACGATAAAGATATTGAGGCATACGTACAACGTGTTGCAAATAAATTTAAAAGAGACCAAGTAGTTGACGGAAGAAATGGTCAGGTTGATATGAGATATAATCAAATGGCGGTCGACCAAGATTACTTCATTCCTGTTCGTGACGCGGCACAAACCAGTCCAATCGAAACATTAGCGGGAGCACAAAACTTAGGTGAGATTGCCGATATTGAATACATCCAAAAGAAAATGTTGGCAGCACTTCGTATCCCTAAAGCGTTTTTAGGTTTTGAAGAGGTTGTTGGTGACGGTAAAACCCTTGCATTGATGGATATCCGTTTTGCAAGAACAATTAACAGAATTCAAAAATCGTTAATTCAAGAATTAAATAAAATTGCATTAATTCACTTATACCTTCTTGGTTTAGAGGATGAGTTAGATGATTTTACTCTTTCTTTAACAAACCCATCTGCACAATCTGATTTATTAAGAATTGAACAATGGAAAGAAAAGGTTACTCTTTATAAAGACGCAACATCAGACCAATCTCAAATTGGTATCTTACCGGTATCACATACATGGGCTAAGAAAAATATCTTAGGATTTAGTGATTCTGAAGTTGTTTTAGATTTACAACAACAACGATTAGAAAGAGCAATTGGATTTGAGTTAACAAATACTCAAAACGTTATTAAACGTTCAGGTGTATTTGATGATGTGGATAGTAAATATGGTGTTCCCGAAAGTGAAAGAACCCAAGGAGGAGAGTCTCCTGAAGGTGGAGGAGGAATGGGTGACATGGGTGGAGGTGCAACCCCACCACCATCAGGAGGTGAAGCACCGGCAGGAGGTGAATCACCGTTAAGTGAAAGTAAAAAGAATAAAATATTCGGAATGTTGGGTGAAAGTAATGATTTTAATGACCTATTTGATGTCAATAAAGCACAACAGAATATTTATGAAATAGAAAATAAATTGAAAGATATATTAAATCAATAAAAAAGATGTCAAACTTTGGTGAATTAAAATCAAAAATGTTAACTAAGTTAACCGAATCTTATAACTCAGGAAATAAAAATGAGTTAAAAGACCTAATTAAAAAATTAAAATCAAACAAAAATTTGGTTGAGATGCACAACTTCTATGAAGAAATGGAAGGTATGTACATTCCAAATAAAGACAAAGCGAAACTTTATGTTGAGACTTTGGAACCACAATTAATTGATAGAATGAAAACACTCTCTTCTGATTTTAAGAACATGAGTAAATCGTTAAAAGATGTTGTATCGGAAAGTAATGAAGTGTACGGTTATTTAGATGTTTTATCTGAAGAAAATAACATTCACAATATTTCTAAAAAAATCGACGCTAGAGAAAATTTCATTAATTTCTTAACTACGAAAAAAACTGTTAAGAAAGAAGAAGAACCAACTGTTAAATTTGAAAACCACACTTTATTGAATACTGTATTGGTAAATAATTTTAACACCAAGTACACCGATTTTTTAAATGAAGAACAAAAGAGTACCTTCTCAAAAATCGTCTCTATGACTGAATCTGAATTGGTAACTGAAACACAAAAAATTAAATCTGAAATCAATCAGAAAATAGATTCTTTATTGAATGAATCTACGGATAGTGCGATGAATGAAAAACTAAATAAAGTAAAAGAGGATTTAAACGAATCTGAGTCAACTAAACTAAATTATTTCAAAATGACCGAATTGAAAAAAGGTCTTATTGGTTAATTATCTTCGTTGTCTCTCAATTGTTGTTTATAAACCGCTTTTAATTTTTGACTTCTTTTAGCAACAGATTTTTTAGTAAACGATTGACGTTCTCTTAATTTTTCTGTTTGTTTAGTCTTCTGAACCTTGTATTTGTACTTTTTAAGTGCAGATTCAAGGTTTTTTTCTTTTGATACGTTTACGATTATCATACTTGTTTGAATAAAAATATAAAGGAAATATTTTGATTTGTTAAGTTTATTATGTATCTTTTAAATACACCATAAAAAATATAAGTATGAAAATGTTAAATGAAAAAAGGGAAATTCATCACAATTGGTGTCCACAATAATGTAAAGTTAGGTTATGGTACAGTAGACTATAAAGACCTTAAAACAATTTACATTCAGTTGAATTCGTGGACTCAACCATCAGAAGACAATCACGACTACAACAGATTGATTGCAAAAACAAGAAGAAAAATAAAAGAAGAAATCTACACGTTAAATTCGGAATATTTTAAACCCGAGTGTATTGTTGACTTAGATATTAAAACAAATGGGATAAAGACCAATAAACGGTCTTTCATGGATTTAGAAATCACTTTATACGTTAATAAACATTTTGATGTTAAATCTAAAGACGTAAAAGAAACAGTATCCAATCTATCAAAAAATATAATAGATACCATCCTTACGGATGAAACTTTATTTAATTTCTTCGAAAAGAAGAATTAATTAATGTTTCGGGGTATTTATTATATAAAAAGTTAGATGAAAATACTCGGACCTAACGAAACCGGAAAAGGCATATTGATAGAATATGATGCCGGTTACATATCCCCAACGGAAAATCAAAGGATTATATCCGAGATGAAAGAATTAGATTTCTCTCAGGATTTAATCCTTTATGCTGTTTTACAGAAATACGACACTCCAAATAAGAATGGTAGGATTTATCCTGAAGCCATCTTAAAGAGAGAAGACCAAAAGTACCAAACCTTAATTAAGAAAGGTGGTGCCTTAAACGAATTAAATCACCCATCATCGTCCCTTATCGATTTGGATAGAGTTTCTCACTCTATTTTAGAAACTTGGTGGGATGGTAAAATCCTAATGGGTAAATTAAAACTATTCACTTCACCGGGATGGAAGAAGATGGGTATTGTTAGTACTAAGGGTGACCAAGCGGCAATGTTATTAATGAACGGTGCAACATTAGGTATCTCATCAAGAGGTGTCGGTTCACTTAAAAATGTAAAAGGACAAAACATTGTACAAGAAGATTTCGAATTAGTTTGTTTCGACTTAGTATCATCACCATCTACACCGGGAGCGTACGTGTTTAGTGACCCTAAAGACAGGGACCAATACCAAGAATCAATTCAAGAAAAACCACAAGAAATGGATAAGATGAAAAGTCTAATGTCAAAATTAGATTCGTTTTTATCTAAATAACCAATTTATTTCGGATTATAATACTATAAAAAGTATTTTTTTGTATAAACCGCAATATTTATAAGTAAATAATTTTCAAAATGAGCGAAAAA